TTCGAATTGGAGTACACAGGCTAGAGCATCGTTAAAAGAGGTGTCCATAGGATTCTATTAAGCAACCTTTTCTATTATGCTAGACGGTAACGAGTCCTTACTAGACTGTGCTGCGACAATGCCCTGTATATGTTGCTGGTAAATGCAACTTGCTTTCTGGGATTTGAGTTGTGCTACATTCACTTCAGCATCAGCGATTTGCATGTCATAAGATTCAAGTTTCAACTGAAATGCAGTCAACGCATCAACAGTTAGTTCTTTGTCTTCACCCATTTAAATCCTCCTATTCAAAAAAGTTAGATAAATCTGCACGAGGGGTGCAACGACAATTATGTTTTAAAACCCCATTTGCAAAATAGATAGAATTGCTTAATTGGAGGTCATAAACATGCCCAGAAAAATTATTGTTCTCGATGTTGAGGATATCATCAAAAGATATCTTTCTAAAGAGTCTGCTTTTTGTATTTCTCAAAGTCTTAAAGAATCGTATTGCAAATTCGGCCCTAGACCTGAAATCACTCAAATGTTGCAACATCTTGGGATTTGGAGAGATAGAAGTGAACGAGAAAAATTTGCTAACAAGTGCAATCCACAAATGAGATATCTTAAAACTAAGAAAGCTCATGATACTGTGAGAGGAAGTAAGCGTTCTATTGAGACATTGACCCATCATAGCAAAGCACTTGAAGGAAGAATTAACAAGAACTCTCTTGGGGAAAAGCAGTTTTATGATGTTATGATACGAAGTGGATTTAATATCATTCCTCAAAAATCCGTTGATGTCTATAATCTCGACTTTGCCTTTCATCAGTTTCCCATCGGAATGGAAATCTTCTCCGGCTATTTCCATGACATGAGAGACCCCATTCTTATTAAACGCTTCAAACATCTCTTCAATCTTGGGTGGAATATTGTCATTGTTAAGACTGACTCTAAACATGTCATCACTGATTCTATTGCTAACTACTTTCATTCCTTGCTTGAGCTCTTTAGCAAGAACCCAACCATTAGAAGTCATTATCAAGTCATTGGGTGTGACGGTCAAATTCTTTCCCCTTACCGTATTAATTTTAATGACAGGGCCATTATAGAAGGACTTGGTAATCCCTTGCAATTCCCCATCCCAATAAACTCTTGAATCTCCTGTAATGCACTGGACATGAATTGTTCCTGGTTTTGGCTCAGCATCCCAGGAGTATCTCTTTCCATTTCTTGGAGCGCACTGTTTGCAAGTTCGTTCATCATGTGCTGTTGACCAGATGTAATGTGTTATCCCAGCACCTGTTTGTCGTCGTTCTGTTAGATTACTGTTTAACTTTGCTACTTGGTCTCTTGCTATCAGTCTTGCTCTTGGTTTACCTATTTGTGCTACTTCATTGATGTCTTTAGAGATTTCTCTTGATGTTGCTCCTGCTTGAATTCCTTGAAAGACAGATGATTCAATCTTGCCCGACATGTCGTCTGATAGTTTTGTGATGAGTCCTGTGTTGTGATGAACAAATGCACTGGCTGCTCCGTCTCTCCACAGTGATGACTGTTGGAGGTTGACGCCCAGATGACTCTCTAGATTCTTTTGCTGATGAATTTGCCATTGGTCAGTCTTTCCAAAGACTTCTGTTGCGGCTGTATCAGCCATTCGAAGATAAGCAGCTGAAAAAATTCCCTTATGTTTTAAAACTACTGATTTAATTATTTTTGCATAGTCAGCATCTAGTCTGATTGAGTCGTATCTCTTTGATTCTTGCACTACCCTTGGAAGTTCTTGATTCAAGTCAGCCAATAGTTTACTGAGCCAAAGAGTAATAATGTGAGTCAAGTCTCTTTGATACTTGAGCTCAATAGATTTAGGGTAATGATTGTTTATGCCCTTTTTTGCTTTCATTCAGGAGTCATTGTTTTTTCAAGTTTATCAATTTGATTTTCAAGAGCGTCAAGTCTGTCACCTTCCATTTTTTCCCCCTATAATTGAGTCGGAGCATTTACCTGTTTATTCTGTTCTTTAGTTTCTTTTGCTTTTACTTTCTTCTTTGGAGCATTAGCGACAGGAGCCTGTTCGCTCTGTTCTATTGGGGGAGTTGCTTCTGGTTGTTCGTCTAATGGAAGATTTCCGTCTTCATCACGTTCCTCAGATAGTTTAGTTTCCATAGAGTAATTTGAACCACCAAAACGAGATTTAGCAACTTCAACATCAGTCAAGACACTCCTGTCAAGATAGATAGCATCAGCAGAAGCCATGTCAAGTCTTCTTTTTGCTTCCTCAGTTTCAGACAAAGACCAGAGTGATGGGAAGTCAATATCCCAGTCTGGTATTTCAACGCCACCAAATTCTGATGTCTTGCTAAGCATAATGTAACGAACAAGTTTTTGAAAGGGCTCAAGTAAAATCTGTTGTTGCATGCCCTGTATCTTGTCATAATATCTTCTTAAGTCAGAAGCACCAGTAGCATTTAATCCTGCAGGTGATTGTCCAAACAGAACTGTGACAGGAATTCCAGTTGCACATGAGATACCAAGAACCAATGCATCAATCAAGTCTTTGAGCCCAGTAACTGTTGCTGAATTTCTTGTATATTGTTCTTCTTTATCAAGCAACATTGTGTTCATGATGTGCTTGCTTCTATCAAGAAGAGATAGTCTAGCAATAGCATCACCATCTTGTCCAGAAGCAACCATTGAGGCTAAGTTCTCTATTTGCATAGTACCAATAATAAATTCTTGAACAATAGTTTCAAGACCTGCATATGATTCACCAAGACCACGAATACGTTCATAACATGCTGCAAGATATGAGTCATTCCAATAACGATTTCTGATACGTTCTCTAAGAGGAATGAGAGGAGCATCAAAACGTAGAACTCTTGATTCATGAACTTTAAATGCTCCCATACTTGGCATCATGTTGCCTTTGAGGCCAAATGTGCTTCTTGGGTCATAACCGGCATTAAATCCTTTTGAGAACGAAGTTGGTGACATTGTTGGAGATTGGATTGATTGTCCCCAAGCAGTTAATGTTTTTTGATTGCTTCCCATTAGAGCACTTGTCGAACCGATTGTTGCTGGATTGATTGGGAATATCGTGTACCATTGAGGAGTTGCATACTTGGGATTCATAGGGTCTTGATACAAGTCTGCTGTTGTCCAAATAGTTCTCCATCTATCGAACACATGGATGTAGTCTATTGATTCAATCTTGTCTTCTTGTACTGGTTCATAGAAAAACCCACCATCATTGATACCAAGAACTCCTACAGAACCACCATGAAGTAGAGACCATTTCCCTGCTTCTTGTAGTTTTGTATAACCTGAAATTTTACGTAGTTCTTTTTTGATTAGACCGTCAGTGTCCCCTTGCACAGTGAAATGTTGTCTAAACAAGTCTTCTGTCAAGACTTCAATGATTCTTCTTCCCATTCCTTCTGAACGGAAAATACTGTTTAGTTCATCTTCAGTTAGACCGTCATCAGCAAGATGCATGGTTGATAGACGTTTGTCTGTTTGGAGATATCCAAGACCTGTGAAAATGTTTGCCCACCCATCATACCGTTTTGGGAAATCTTTTAGAGGAGCAACTCCTGGTAAGTTGTCATTTCTACGTTTCCTGCGAATCATAGGCTTGACTTGTTTTCGTTGTATCATTATTGGGTCCTTGTTGAGAAGGAACACTGGAGACTATATGTATAAATCAGTTTATAAATCCTATAGTAAACTGGCTACCAGTTTCTTTTTGTAGTATTCTGTTCTTGGTTGAAACCTTCTGTACTTGAGAAGCCCTTTAAATCCAATTGGTTTTGTGACTTCATAATTTTCCCAGAACTTGTCAATGCAATCTAAAATATGTTTGCAACTTGCATCATTGGGTGCTTTTGAAATCCATGACATGCATTCTTCATGCTCAAGTGCACTATCAAGTTTATAGCCATAAGGGCACTTAATTCCATTTGTTGAAGTTGGCATAATCTATACCCTTCTTGTGTTGAGAAGTAAAGATAGCATATCTTGATGCATCAATGAAATGGTCTATGCCCACAGTTTTTTCTGAGTATAACTTGTTGCCGTTAGCATCTTCTCCTGACTCAACCCACTGGAACTGTCTGAGTTCATAAATACCATTAGTCGAACGTCTTGTTACTTTGATGTCATATTCTTTTAGTTTCTTGATTCCTGCTAATACTGAGTCAGGGCCCTTTAAGCATGGCTTAATGAAGTAACCAAGACTTTTGATTTCTTCTATGCTCTTGGGCTCTGCTGAATCAGCATAAATTAAGTCTGAGTTCTTTCTAACTCCAACTTGGTCTAGAGTCTTTGCTATCTGTTGATTAGTGAGACCTGTCTTGTAAAACATTTCATCTAAGAATAGTGTCTTATCTTTAATCATTGTACGAACACAAGTACAAGGGTCACTATAGCCAAAGTCAAGTCCAAAGAGTGCTTTGTCATTAGATTCTGGCCATGCGTCTATAATCACAAAGTCTGGGAACACGAGACACTCTAATGAGCCAACTAAACCAAGCCCGAACACACGCCACCAATTCTTGTCGTTTCTTCTTGATTCTATGTCTTTGACAACCTTTGCAGGGAGATATTCTCTAGCATCTAAGTATGTGCTTATGAAGAAGTTCTTGTCGTTCTTATATTGGTCTATCCAGAAGGGCGCTGTTGGATTGAAATCAACAAATGTTGTCATTGCTGTTCTAACTGATAACTCTTTGAATGACTCATGGCTTATGTTGTTGCACTCATTTAAGAACAGGATGTCTCTTCCTGCTCCCCGTAATTTAGATGACTGGTCAGCACTGAAGAACTCGATTTGTACAAGAGGTGTTAGTTGATAAATAAACAAAGAAGCGTTCATCTTACTGTCATCCCACATTGGGCCCATGACTTCTTTAAATGTTCTAAATGCTCCACGTCTAAGATGAGGAAGTGATTCAGAGACAATAGAGATTAGAAGTTTGTTAGGAGAATATAAGCCTATGAGAACGAGTAACTGGATTATGCTGTATGTCTTAGATGACCGAGTGCCCCCTTGACATATGATGAGATATTGGCCTTCAAGGTACATCTTGAGGATAGTTGAAAAGACCCTTGTTGTTTTGAATTCAAAACTCAATTTTGAAAACCTCCATAATATTTCCTATATCAACTTCAACAACTAGCTTATACCACTCTTACAATCCCAATACCTCCCCAGTCACTCGGGCTATCTATCATTTCTTCTGTATTGTAGACTTGTTTTAATTCTTGCCATTCACAATCAACACCTGACCACTCTTTTACTCTATGAACAGCAATGTCATGTAATGCTATGATACCATCTTTCTTGACTAATTCACTATACATATCAAAGTCTTGTTTTGCTCCCCAGTATTTATGGTCACCATCAAGAAACAAGTAATCGAGTGGTCGTTTGAGCAGTTGAACTACTTTGTGTTTACTTTCTAGGTGATGTGAGTCGCCCTGAATATAAGTGAAATAGCAGTTCGAATTAAAGCGTTCTGTTAAGAACCTTTGAGGTGAGATATCGAGCGTAATGATTTGTGAACTGATGAAAGAGAGCCCTGCACTTGAACCGCCGTCATATTCACCAATTATTAGTCCTGTCAAGTCAGTGCCTAATGTTTCTATCTGTTCTATGAGCCATAGAAATTCTGTTTTCTTTTGTTGAATCTTGTAATCTGTGCACAAGTTCCATAGTTCATTCTTGTCCATTTGTTGTTTCCTTTTTGATTACTGGTATTGCTCCTGCTATTAGATTTTGAACAAGAACAGCAGCATCACCGTTAATTACTTGAATTATGGGCACTTGAGCCATGTTTGTGTTGTCGAGTTCAAGTTTCAATGATTCTTTTGATTTTCCCAAAACTCTGTCTAGAATTTCCTTTGCTGCCAGCACATTTCCTTTGCCATTGATTGCCATGACATATAGTCTAAGTATGACAGCTTCTTGTAATGTGACTTGTCTTAGTTTAGGAAACATTGCTTTGATGTCAGCGACCAGTGTGTCCGGGCATTTAGAATTCATTATACGATTGATGATTGTTGCTGTTGTTCGACGTTTACGAGTGACTTTGTGTCCACCTCCTGCTTGACCAGGTTGCCAGGGAGTCAAGTTGTGTTGAGCAGCTCTTAGTTGCCCAGGAGATAGCTCTAATTGTGACTTGAATGGAACTGGCACATCGACTGTTTCATCTTGGTCTAATTCTTGTGGTTCTGTGCTTAGTTCCTCTTTAAAACTATTTTGCTCCATGAGGTTATCTCCTTATTGTGCCCAAGCTAATAGTGACAAGTAGTGCTACTAATAGTGGTGTTTTTAATAAATGGTATACAAAAGATAATCTTGTGGTGTCTTATAATGCTAGTATTCATCTCGTTAAGGCGTAGCATGTGAAGAGTATGTATGTATAGGATATTATGGGTATAGGGCTCTTAGTATGCTAGACAGGGTCGTAGATTGGTTAGAATAAACTAGAATTACTTGTGGATGTAAACGAAAAAGGAGCAAGTCCCCGGGCAGGTTTCTCACTCCTTTTTTACAAGATACACAGAAGATTATATATTATTGCATGTCATATTTTATTTTTAAGTGTTCTAAAACTTTTCCCATTGATATAATAAAACCTTTCATTTCGTAATCACCTGAAATCGAAATTGTAAAATTTCCTTCACTTTCTTGAAGATCACCTTCTATATTTTTAAAATGACACATTATAGCAGCATCACTCTTATTAACAAATTCAAGACTTATATTTCCTCCATGACCAGCATCTCAATCACAAAGTCCTGTTGCTTCTACTTTGATATCAAATTCTCCAAGACCTAAACCATGACTGTAAGTTCCTACCAGCATTTTTGCTCCTTTGATAAAATATTTTGAATGGTCATTTGCATTAATGGATTGTCTTTGTGTTTTTCTAAAACTTTTTCTCTTTCTATTTGTTCATCAGTTTTAATAGTTGAAATTGACC